GTGGGTTTGCACATAGAGATCATTGGAAAGTTATGGTTGAATTAACCGAACAACCATCGGAGGCTAACTAATGGCTCATAAATTAGATTGTACTGAAAAAGCTTGGAATATATTTATTACTCAAGCATATCATAAAAAACCAGGTAGACTTACACCGAAGCGTAAGAAGTATATTGACGAGGTGTGGAAGAAGTGGAGTGCGTATAGGTCAGCTTTGATCAAGTCGGGGTTATATGAGGGGTGTGCGTGGAGTGGTGATCGTAAATGGCCCAAGGTAGACATCAACACCAAAGAAAAGATGACTCATAATCTGTTAACAAAACATGCTATCAGTCATAGTTTTACAATTAACTTGGAAAATATATAATGAAAGAAAAAACAATAACAATTAAAGTAAATGGTGCTGCACAAGGTCAGTGGTCAAATCTTTTACTTGAATTAAATTTAATAAAAAAGTCATGGAGATCTTTTGGTGTTGATATAGATTTAAAAGCACCTGGTGCCAAAACAATTATAGAGGGGGGAAATAGAACCAATGAGTACACAAGACCTTCTAGACAAGCTAGCAAACGAGTACAACAAAAACAAAGATAAGTATGTTTATGATCTTTGGTTTAAGAAAGTAAAGGAGTGGGCTAATGGAGTTAATAATACAGAACAACGAATTGTATCAGTTAGTTCCGTTAACAAAAGAGATGACGGAACATATCTTGTTATTGGTAAAAGTAGATTGCATGGATCTGTGCGAGATACTAAGAATAAAATTAACAAGTTACGTAGATAGTTTAAACTTACATATCATGAACGATGGAAGTGGTTACTTCTACGGTTGTATTTGTAAATAAAATTTACATAGACCTATCCCTAAGAGGGGAAATATTGTGGGATAGGTTCTTGGTGAGAAGATTAATAACCCACTAACATAATTAAATTACCTTGTCAACTTCACACGAAAATTTTGTGTAGACTTCCATACTGTTAACCCATTCTGGGTCAAATTCTTTCATTAATTGATGGGAATAATCATAGCCATAGATTATACAATTACGATAATCTTCGAACAATACTTGAGGGGTAGGTATAACTTTGCAACTATTTCCTGCAAGTTCACTACATAAAACCATTAATAAAACAAATTTTGTCATTGACAATCCTATAATAACACTTATATAGTATGTCTTAACATGAAAGGAAGTAAACATGACAGATATGACTAAATATAAGAACGTTTCTTTAAGTAAAGAAACATATGCTATTTTAGATAAATTGTCTAAAGTTTTAGTACCTGATTTTCCAGGTGGAAAACTATCAATTTCTAAAACTATTCAATACATTGCAAATGAGAAAGCGAAGAAATTAAATGGCAAACTCAAGAAAAGTTAAGAAGGTTTACATTTGTCCTACCTGTAAAGGTAACGGCTATGTAAAAGTTGCTTGCATTTATGAAAAAGAAGATATGGTTCATCAATGTTGGGATTGCGATTCACAAGGGGAGATTTATGATTATGAAGATACTGGGGATATTGGTATTGATGGTCCTTCTTACTCAGTGCACTAGAGATTTGAGTCCTAATCCATATACAACTGTATTAAGATTGGTGGTAGATAAATGATACCTGATACAGACATAGCTTATATTGCAGGATTATTTGATGGAGAAGGCTCTATTCATATAAGACGTGGGTTAGAGAAAAAAAAGAAACACAAAGGTAAACCTGGGTATAGATACTCTAATAGTTTAAGGTTAAGTATGGAGATCACTATGACTGATTGTAGTGTTCTTACGTGGGTACATGAAGTATTAGGTGTTGGAACACTGACACCTAAAAAAGTTAAAGGTAATAGAGTAGATGGTACACCATATTTAAAACAATACAGGTGGAGATGTACATTTAGAGACGCATACCACGTGTGCTGTCTTCTATGGCCGTTTGCGCATACTAAATTACCTAAGATACAACAAGTAATAGAACATTACACTGAACAAGCTTTGAAAAGTAATGTAATATCATTAGATGAATATAGAGAGGTACAAAAAGATGTTCGATAAATTTATATATGAAGGCTTACATTTTATAATGAAATGGGCAGGTCAACTAAATGCGTGGGCTTGGCGTAAACACGCAAAGATACTTCGAACTAAACAAAACAAAGAAATGGAAGAGTTAGTAAAATGTCAAGAAGCAAGTGCTTACTTAGAAGAATTAAAGAAAAAACTATGAATACTTATACAGAAATATTTGGTTTAATTATAATAACAATTTACACGTTTGATTTAATATGAAGAAGAGTGATCGATATAGATATATGTCCGGCCAGATGTACGAGCATCACGGAACAAGGTTATACGATTTTGGTAATGAAAGATTACCATCTGTTACAACTATTTTAGGGTTGACAAAGGACCAAAGTTTTATAAAGGACTGGCAAAAAAAGGTTGGCCATGAAAAAGCAGAACAGATCAAAAATCATAGTAGTAAACGGGGGACTTCCATGCATAAGTTCCTGGAATGTCACGTCACAGGAGTGGGATATGATGATCTATCGCCCATTGGAACGGAAGCTAAACCGATGGCTGAAAAAATTATTGAAGTGGGGTTATTACCCGTTGAAGAGTATTATGGTTCGGAAGTTACGTTACACTATCCGGGGCTATACGCAGGCTCAACAGATCTTGTATGCTCACACAATGGCATGGAAACTATTGTTGACTTCAAGCAGGCCAATCGTCCGAAAAAGAAAGAATGGATCGAAGACTATTACCTTCAAATCGCAGCGTACGCCATGGCGCACGACTACGTTTACGGCTCCGAAATTAAACAGGGAGTTATTATGGTATGCACGCCTGACCTATATTATCAAGAATTTAAAATAACTGGGGCTGAATTAAGGCGCTATAAGCATGAGTTTTTGAAAAGATTGGACATGTATCATGACCTAAAATTTGATGAAAAAGAAAGAACTAAACCAATGAAAGCAGAAGATTTTACAAAATGAATTGTTGGCACTGTGGACATGAGTTAATATGGGGTGGAGATCACGACACAGAAGACAACGAAGACTATGATATAGTTAGTAACTTATCGTGTCCTAAATGTCATGCAGCAGTTGACGTGTGGCATCCGTCGGAGAAACTAATAGAGGAGTACAAAGACCATGAGAAAGATAAAACCAAATAACTTAGATAAGATAAATAAATTACAATCGATGAAGAGACATCCTATTGGAGCAATGGGTGAAAGAGATTCTCGTATAAATAAATTAATTAACAAACTATATAATAGAAAGGAGCAAACATGGGTATCACGAAAAGAAAAATGATGGAAGAAATGGAAAAAGAAGACGAAAGAGCAAGAGAACATAAGATACAAATGGTAAAAGATGGTGAAGCTGATGAAGATATATTCGATTTAACAAACAATATATGTCAAGAGGGCTGTGGAAACTATCTTACGGTTGTAGAAGATGGTTGGGGTATTTGTCTTGATTGTAGAATCGAGAAAGATGACTGATCAAACTAGATGGGGAATTGATCTTGTACACACAAAGAATAAGGCAATAAAAAGGCAAAGAGACATTGTAACAAGGTCCTTGGTTGAAGTTGATAGATTAGAGGAGCAATATATCGTTGAATTGATGATGGAGATTGAGGCAATATATGAGCGAAAGTATGGCGAAAAAAAGGCAAAAGGAGTGGTTCTTTAGAATGGTTCTAATGTATCAGGGTGCATGGAGCACGGACCATGGAACTGTGGAACTCCCATGGAACTTTTTTTTCGGCTTAGAAACCGCTATATATAAGAGATATCTAGACCAAAAGAGAAAAAGTTCCACGGTACCATCACTTTTTTTTCATCTGAACAAAAAAAGTGTTTTGGTCTGGAGAGGGTATATAGTAGGAATAAGTTATGAGAAAAAAACTTCGTAAAATAAATAGTTACAACAAACCTAAGCTGGTCAAGCAGGCTGTTAAGTTTCCGTATAAACGTGTACGTATAGATTGGATTGACATCATCACTGAAGGCGGCTGGGGCACTGTAAAAGAGTTTACTGATATGAAACTAGCTACACCTGTAAGTGAGGGTTGGTTATTTAGTAAAGACAAGGATACTGTAAGAATATTTGCAGGCTATGATGTTGATGATGATGGGACTATTACTTTTTCGGAACGATCGGTTTTTCCAACTTCGTGTGTGAAGAAGATAACGAAGATTCATTAGGTGGGGTTACATTTATTAACTGTCCGTAATCGTCTAATATCTGTTTCATTTTTGCTTCTAACTCTTGTTCTGATAGGTCCTCTAGTTTTCCTGTTTTTATTATCTTTCTATCTATGTATAATCCTGCTGCTTTTCCTCTGTTTGCTTCCGCGTTCACTGCTGATGAGAATGATCCTTTTCTTAAGGCAGCCTCACGAAGTCTAGCGAGTTCTGCTAAGTGTCCATCATAAGTTACTTCATGTTTTTTTAATCTTTCTTCTTTTAATTCACTAATATGTTTTACAACAAGTGGGGAGTATTTTGGATTAGTTAATTCTGACCCTTCTCTCATTGCTCTATCTTTACTATATCCAGCAGCGATAGCAGCTTCACGTTTAGTCATTGGTCCTTCCGGTCCACCGAATACTAAAAACTCAGCGAATCGTTGTTGCATTTCTGTTAATCTTTTTGGTACACCCATATTGACAATTTAAGGGAACTATCCTATAAAGTCAATAGATGAAAGTACATAAAAATTCAAAAGAATTACAAGATATTATTGAAGGGTATAAGTCTTTGGTTGAGACTCAAAGACAAGAAATCTGGGAATTAAAACAAACCGCATCTGAGAATGAAAAAAACAAAAATCTCTTGCAAGGTTATAGAAAAGTGATAGAGGAGTTGTCTATCAAGTTAAGAAAAAATTCATGAGAGTACAAGACTTGCAGTTGTTTCTAAGCAACTTTACGAAAGGTAGCGACGCAGTAAAGAACGCCGTAATCTACGTAGAGATTAATGGGAAGTTACACGCAATCAGACGAATGGAAGTACATGAAAATGCTACTCCCATTATTGGTCAGCCTGGTCATAGTGCACATAGATTGGTTATGAAAACTGAAAAACCATCGAGTCTTATCTTACCTGAGAAGCTTCAAAAGGATTACTAAACTCCCTTGAAACCAGAACGAAAATTATATGAAAAAATTAAGAAAAATATTACATCTATATCGTGGAATAGACTGGAAAATAATAGCTTACTTGGTACTCCCGATCTATTGGGCTATAATAATTCTGGGCACTTTTTCACTGTAGAATTAAAGGTCTGTAAGGGGAATAAAATAAGGTTCTCACCACATCAAATTGCCTTCCATGTGAAGCATCCACACAATACTTTTATCATAGCAGAGGCCCTTGGTCCGAGGTCCGCTAAACTTATTCACATGTACAATGGAGCTAGGATCTTGGAGCTTGATGCTTGCGGCTTGAAGCTTGAACCTTTATGCTTGGGGCTTGATGCTTGCAGCCTGGTGCTTAACCAGCTTGGTGCTTGAGGCTTGAGGCTTGGTGCTTGAGGCTTGGTGCTTGTGGCCCGGATCAGACGCACGCTCGCTAGCCTCCGTCGAGGATGTGTCGCTAATGGCCTGATCCGATTTATCCCTAGGGATTCTGTAAAATTTTGGATGTTTAAATACGTGCATTTTAGTGTTTACCATATTCAATATTTTTGACAAGCGGGTCCCAGCAAGCTCTACAGCTGCCGCACTCGTTGTTGTTGTCAGGGGCTGGACAGCTTCGACTTTTAGTCGAGACTGTTGACGTATTGGCC